ACTCTACACGCTCACCATTCCCGGCAATATGGGAACGGCGATCGCGCTGTATCAGATGCCTGGCGCGGCAGGCAACAACGGCAAATACGGCACCATTCTGGGCCATCCCGTCATCCCGATCGAGCAGGCGGCAACGCTGGGCACCTTGGGCGATGTCATCGGCGCGGACATGCAGGAGTATCTGATCGGCGAGCGTTCGGGCATCCGGGCGGACTCTTCGATTCATGTGCAGTTCCTGACCGGCCAGACAGCCTTCCGCTGGATGATGCGCAACGACGGCAAGCCGAAGTGGCGCGCACCGCTCACCCCGCTGAACGGTACGCAGGCCCTCAGCTCCTTCGTCGCTCTGCAGAGCCGCTAATCTCGGCCGCATAGCTAACCCACCTAACCCGCAGCGGGGCCGCATTAGGTCGGCCCCGCTGCCCACGCGGTCCACGCGACCGAAGGAGATCCACCATGGCAGCACGCGGATTCAACATCTTCGAAGAGGGTCATGTAGTACAGATCCTCTCGCCGGGCAGCATCAGCGGCGGCGTAACCTCCACGTATTTCAACCTCAAGACCGCCGCCAAGGCGAACATCCTCATCAACATTGGCGCACTGGCCGCTGCTGAGGGCGCTCTCACGTTGCTTGCTGCCTCGAACAATGCTGGTGCTGGTGCGACGGCGATCCCGTTCACCTACTACACCAAGAGCACCACCGGTAACGCCGCGGACACGCTGGATCTGGTTACGGGACCCTCCGCCGCCAATTCCGCGACAGCCGCGGGCTTCACGCCGGCAAATACCGCGAACACGTTCGTGGGGATCGTCATTGAGGAAGATCAGCTGCCGGCAGGGCTGAACTATCTCGCGATCGCCTTCGCGGACGGCACGAATGCGGATTATGTTGCGGCCTCGGCGATTCTGACCGGGCTGGACTATCCCGGTTCGCAGCAGCCCTCGGCTACCACCTAACCAACCCCGAAAGCGCCTCAAAACGGTCGAAATTGGCCGTTTTGAGGCTGTTATCGGCTATTTTCTCGCGTTTATTTGAGTTTTTCAGGGGTTCTATGCTCCGTATTCGCTTCGCTGACGGGCCTCGCAAGGGGCAGATTGCAGAAGTCGACCCTGCGGCAGGCTGGGCAATGCTGGCAGACGGGCGCGCCACAGATCCGCGCTTTGAGGCGCAGTTGCCCATTGCCGCCGCTGAAGTCACGCTGCCAACCGTTGCGGCGCCCCTCGCGCCCATTGTCACGTCTCGCCGCCGGAGCCGCCCATGAATGAGCTAATTCCCATTGCGCTGCCGGTAGTAGAGCCGGTGAATGTCGAAGCGATCGCGGGTCAGTTGGGCCTTACAGTCCCCGACGATGACGTGTATGGACCGCAACTTACCACTCGGATTACCAATCTCGCGACGGCGGCGCGGATCCACTGCGAAAACTACACGCGGAGCTGCTTCATCACCAGCACCTGGCTTTACCAGCGTGATGGTTGGCCACCGCGTGATCTTCGGTATGAGGACCGCGGGCAGCCTGGCGCGTTCCTTCTGCCGCGCACTCCTTTCCAGTCCATCGTCTCGTTCAACTACGTCAACGAAGACGGCAATATCGTCCCGTTAGCGCTTGACGCCAGCTACGGAACAAACGTCAGCGAGCCCATGTACGGCTATCAGCTGGATCCTGGTACGGATACGCGCCCCGCCCGCCTCTCACCCCGCTGGGCAACCCCCTGGCCGCCGCTGCGCTGGGTGCCGAACGCAGTGCAGATCCAATTCAAGGCAGGCTACGGAGGCCCTGTAACGGCAGCCGTGGCCGCTTCCTCCGCAATCCTCGCTGGCCCGGTGTTTGACCAGGGAGACGTTGGACAGGCTGTCTGCGTTCCAGCCGCCGGCGTTGCTGGCGCAGCACTCACCACCACTATCGCCTCTGTAGATAACAATGGGCAGGCAACGCTCGCTGCTGAGGCCACCACCGCTGTTGCTTCGGCTGCGAATAATGTCTGGATTGGGCAGCAGGTGCCCAGCAACATCATCATTGCCATCCTGCTGATGACTCAGTTTCTGTTTGAGCAGGGCGGCTCCATCGACATGCCCACGCCCCGCATCGTCGCAGACATGCTGGAGTTCTACCGGAATAGGACGGCGTAAATGTGGCCCTATCCCCAGAACCGCAACCGCAACCCCCTCGCGATACCCGCTGGAGCGAAGAAGCATTTCATTCAGGTGCAGCAGGAAGGCAACACAGTAGATGCTGCGGGCGGCCAGTCCAGTACAGGCTGGACGACGGTGCTCAGTTGCATGGCAGCAATCACCACGCTGGCGCAAAAGGAAGCCTATCAGAGCGGCCAGTATTCAGCTCAGGTAACACATCGGATCAGCTTCGATTGGCCGGGCCCTTCCATTGTTCTGATCGGTGGCATGCAGGTTCTATTCGGATCACGCACCTTCATCGTTCAGGTGCCGGACAACGTGCAGGAAATGAACCGCACGGTTCATCTCATGTGCCTTGAGATCAACGGGAGTCAGTAATGAGCTTCGAAACTGGACTCTACTCGCTGCTCTCCACGTCGGCATCCCTGGTCGCGCTGCAGGCCGCTCGGGTGTTTCCGGTCGTCGTGCCGGAAGACGAGCCGATGCCCTGCACCACGTACCACGTTGTGGGTGGTAGCCAGACGCCGATCTTCGGCACTTCCGGCATGCAGCGCCGCCGCGTGCAGCTGGACTTCCGCGGCAATAGCTATCTCGCAGCCAACAATCTGCGGAACGCGACGATCGCGGTACTCAACGGCTTCAACGGGCCCATGCCGAACGGGTTCCTGATCGCGGACTGCTGGCTGATTCAACCGATCGACTACTTCGATAACGACGCCCGGCAGTTCCGCTGCTCGGCTGAGTTTTACTTCGACTTCGCCATTCAGGGCGCCTAACCGTATCACCCCGTTGCTCGCGAGGGCGCGGCATCTTGCAGTAACAGGAGCAGCAAATCATGTCCAGCAAAGCTCAATCTGGCGTAGGCGCGATATTTTCAGTCTGCCTCACGCTCGCCGGCACCTACGTCCCTGTCGGGGATATCACCAGCGCGCCGTACAAGGCTGGAGAACTCGGCACCGTCTCCACCACCAACCTCCAGAGCACCACGGAAGAGATCGCGCCGGTGCTGCAGAAGCTCGGCACGATCCCGCTCAAGGGCAACCGCGTCTCCACAGATGCCGGCCAGGCGCTGCTGTACACCAATTTTCAGACGGTGCCGAAGGCCCCCATCTTCTGGAAGCTGCAGCTTCCGGTAAACCTTGCGGGTGGTCAGACAACCACCGGCGATCTCTTCAGCGGCAGCGCGTGGGTGATCGGCTACCAGATCGAAGACGTCGAACCGACCAAGGTTGTCACATTCACGGCGAACCTCACGGTCATCGGCACCGCAACCCTCGTCGAAGGTTCCTAACGAAGTTCGGGGCGGCGTCGCATGCGGGCGCCGTCGCCCCGAATACCTTTTCCCGCATAACATCCTCCGCATAAGGAATGATCATGGCACGCAATCGCACCCCGCTCCGCCCAGTTCTCGCTCCGCCCACGCTGGATCCCACGCTCCCCACAGCGCTTATTCCCAGCGCCGCAGGTGATATCACCCTCTGCCTCGACGCCGGCGCCCTCATCGATGCAGAAGAAGCTCTCATCCGCGCCGGGCATAAGGATGTCAGCTTACTTACCGCGCTGGAGGCGTCAACAGCTTCTGCTCTCCGCATCTTCTTCATTATCTCCGCCCAGCGCTTCCAGCCACACCTCAAGCCGGAAGAACTTCGAGACCTGGTCACGTTCAAAAACCTCGGGGCCATCAGCGACGCGATCGCGAAGGTATGGGTGCTCAGCCTTCCCGAAGCAAAGCCGTCGGAGGATAAAGCGGACCCTACCCCGCCCGTCGAATAGGACGGGAGGAGTATTGGCACTATCTGCGCACGGTTACGCGTGTGGATCTCGGGATGAGCCTGGAGGAGATGCGCCGGCATACGCCACGCCAACTCTTTGCCATGATTGATCGCCTGGAGGTTATTGATCGGCCGAAGGGCGGCATGGTGGAGCTCATGCTCGCCCAGGTGATCGCGATGATCGGCAACACCGGCTTCCGGGAGTTCAAAGAGCCGTTACAGCCGAAAGACTTTATGCCCAGCCTGCGGATGAAGAAAGCCGCCGCAGTCTCCAATCGCCCGCCACGTAAGCTCCGCATGACGAAAAAACGGCAAGCTGCACTCGCGTTGCAGATGCGGGAAGCGTTCATGCACTTTGTGTCCAAGTAGGTCAACGTATATTCATCGGCTGTACGCTCTGTGATACACTTTCCAGCCAGAGGGCACGGCGATGATCAAGTGGATCTGTATTTTCTTCGGAGTAGGGCTGCTGGGCTATGCGGTTTGCACATTCTTCCCTTCGGTTGGGCAGATTTCCGGCTGGTGGTTCATCCCCGTCGCCATCGGCGTCGGCATCTTCCTCAAGATTCGCGAAGGCTTCGTCAGCGTCGAAAGGCAGCCGGAGTGCATCTGCACTCACTGCCATACGCGCGTCACGCCGGAAGTTCACACGCCCGGCAGCGCTGGCCTCGAACTGTTGGCCTGGATCGTCTTCCTGGTGCCGGGGTTGCTGTATAGCCTGTGGCGTCGCAACGCTCGCACACTGATCTGCCCGGTCTGCAAAGCGCCGAACCCGATTCCGTTGACGGCGCCGGCCGCGCAGCAACTCATCGCGCGCACCTAAGCCGCTTTCAGCCGCATCCATCAAAGCCGCCTCCGGGCGGCTTTTCTCTTGCCCGGAGACCCCCATGAACTTCGAACTCGAAGGGATGCGCAGTCTCGTCGACAAGCTGAACGCTGCGGGCGCGAAGATGGGCGGCCCGGAGATGAAGAAGGCGCTGCGAGCTGGCGGCCGCGTCATTGAGGACGCGATGGTAGAGCGCGCGCCGATGATGCTGGATGCGAAGACGCCTGGATCGGATTCGCTGGAGCCGGGCGAGCTCAAAGGCGGCATGCGGGTTGCGATCGTGGAAGGCGAGAACGGATTAGAGGCGCTGATCGGCCCCAATAGTAAGGTGGCGCACGTCGCGCGTTTCGTTGAATACGGCCACCGGCAGGTATCAGGCGGCTACTTGAAGCTGCTGGGTAACGGCAAATCGCGCGGGCCGGGCACTGCTGGTATTGACGTGCCCGCATATCCGTTTCTGCGCCCGGCCTTTGAGGCCAGCATGGGCGAAGTCGCGACGGCCATGGAAGAGAGTTTGCAGCAATCGTTTCGTGAGGTGCTGGGCTAATGGGAAACATGGATGTAACAGCTCGGCTGCTCGCGGATAATGCGCAGTTTGATGCGGCGATGAATAAGTCTGCCGCGACTGCGACTGCGACGGGAACGGCCACGGAGAAGGCCACAAAGCGCGCAGCAGACGCCACGAAGTTCGCGGCCCAATATGCATCCGATGCAATTCAGAAATCGACGGATAGCCAAGTTTCGTCGATGCTGAAATTGCGGAATGCGCAGGAAGGCTATGCTCGCGCCCAGAAGATCGTCCGCGCGGGCTATCTGGATGAGGCATCGGGCGCACAGACCCTTGGTGCCGCATTGCAGCGGCTGACGGCGGCGCAGGACCAGGCAGCGGAAGCGCAGCGGCGGGTGGCTGCGGCCAGTAAAGACAGCGGCAACGCCTTCAAGGATGTCGCAGAGCGCGTTGTCCTCAGCTCGGTGGGCTATATTGCCGCCGCCACCGGGATCCGTGACATCTTCGGAAGCATGAAGGATGCCGTCACTTCCTCACTGGAGTTCGGCGAATCCATCGAACGCGCCTCGCAGAAGACAAACCTGTCGGTTGAGACGCTTTCTACTCTCCACTATGCCGCGAAGGTTACCGGCGGTGATTTCGATACGCTTAGCAAGGGCGTCGGCAAGCTGGACGTCAGCATCGCCGAGGCTGCGAACGGCAACAAGGAACTCGGTGCCTATTTCACGGCACTGGGACTCAACGCGAAGGACCTGGCCGGAAATTCTAACGGTGCGCAGATTGCCCTGCAGCGTCTCGCCAGCGCGATGGCCAACACGTCCGGGCCTGAGAGACAGCTGGTCGCTCAGAAGCTGCTGAGCAAGGCGGGGATCGACCAGATCCCCACCCTCACCAAGCTGGGTGAGAACTGGGACAAGTACACCGAGGGCGCAAAGAACGCCGGATTGATGCTGGATAGCGGCACGGCCGAATCTCTCGAAGCGACGAGCGAGCGGCTGCGTGTCATGGGCCAACGTATTGACGGCGCCAAGCTGGCTTTTACGGAAGGCTTGACCAAGGGTCTGGATGCGTTTGCCAGCACCCTTCAGGGGAGCGGCGTCCAGGTTTCGCTCTTCACGAAGCTGGCAGAAGGGCTAACGAAGCAACTGAACTTTGGCGCCGCCGCTGCATTCAGCTTCGGTGCCAGCCTTGACACGATCCGTGCCTATACGTGGGATCTCGGCGTGAAGAAGGATCGCGACGCCGACCTTTCGGCGTCTGCGCGGGAACGTGCCAAGGCGGAACAATTCGACAAGAACGCACGCGGCGGCGCTCCCGATCCGAAGGACACCACCTCATCTTCGGGTGCGAGCGGCGGAAAGCCGTCCCTCAATGTAGTCGATCCGGCCGCGGTGGCCGCTGCCGAGGCTGCTGCACGGAAGGCTGCCGAGGCCAAGCTCAAAGCCATGGAGGCCGAGCTGGCGGAGATGAAGCAGCAGAACAGCGTCACGGTCCAGGCGGAATACCAATTCTGGCAGGAGCGCATCAGCGCGTTCAAGAGAGGTTCTGATCAGTACAACGCGATTGTAGAGAAGGAGTCGCAGCTGGCCGTCGAGGGCGCGAAGCAGGCGCATGAA